CCACTGAACCGTTTGACCAATTTCTCTCAGTTGCTCCACTGCTTAAAAGATTACCTGTTAGCAAAGTAATAGAAGAGGGATAACCTGATCCTCCGTTATTGATAGTTACTCCTGTAATTGTACCGTTGGAATCTACAGTGTAATCAGCGTCTAGACCGCTACCTGACGATTGCGTAGGTAATATAAAATCTTTATAACTAGCTCTGCCGCTATTATCGTGTACTATTTTAGCTGCTGTATAACCGTATGAACCGTCGATCACGCTTATTGCAGTAATAACACCAGCAGTAACAGTAAAACTAAAGCGTGCTTCTCTATCGTTGTTAGTTGTTGCACTGAATAAACTACCGTCTGTATTTGTCGCTTCTCCTTGTGCCGTGCATTGTCCGTCGAATATTATGTTTTTAATAGACAATCCACTTTGGTCTTCCATCTTCACGAAATACGTGTTTGCACCTGAGTGTCCCACATTAAAAGTATTTAGCTGTTTAATGGTTGCTTTACCCGATGAAAACCAAGAAGTAGTAATGATTAGTGAAGGGTTGGGCGTACTAGATACACCTATATCAAAATTGCTAGTATATCCTACTGACGCTCCATAAGTACCGCTAGGAAAGTACAGAGCCAAACCAGCAGAAGCTGCGTAGTTATTTGCGGATTGTATAGCAGCTCTATCATCTGTTACTCCATCACCTACTGCACCGAAATCCTTAACATTAACGACATCAGCAAATCTGTTAGCAAGACTTCTAGGTGTTAAAGAACTAAGTGCAGTAACATCATACCCACCAAGAGATACAATAGCAGGACTACCTCCAAGAGCTATAGCTGCGTCTACTGTTTGATCAGTGTACGCTTTGTTAGCAGCGTCAGTAGAAGCAGTGGGAGTACCAAGGTTTATTATCTTGTTACCTTCAGCGTCGTAGTTCGTTAGACCTTTCTTTGTAAGTTGTTCACCACCAGAACCTTCAGCAGCTTCTTGAGATAAATAAAAACCGTGTAAGTAACCTCTATCAAGCTCGCTTTCTGTAAGTACTGAACCGTTCTGGAAATCAACCAGCGGATCAACAGTTGAACTAGCTCTTGCTATCTTTACAGAATTACCTTCTGATACCCTACCTAGTGCTATGACAACCTTCTGAGGAGATGTGGTTATTGTGTAGTTACTAGAAGATAATAAACTTCCTTGAACATAAACCTCCACTAACGCATTCCCTGCATTATCAGATAGATAGGGAAAAGAAAAAGAAAAGCCATTAGCAACTTGATCTGCTGTGGCGGTGTAATCTTGAAATGAGATTGCCATGATAATATATTATTAACTATTGAGTTAGGAGTTCAAGCACATCTTCTCTTTGCATGCCTCCTTTTAGTCCAGCCCGTGCGGATGTGAGTCTTGCATACTGCTCTGATAACTCAGGAAACTCAGTAAGCATCTGTCTCTTAGCTTCTTTTCTGTAACGAGTAAGTAAGCTATTTATTTTCTGTACACGGGGACTAGGTAAGCCTGGTTCTGATATTGCTGCTAAACTTTGGTATTGGTTGCTTTTTACTAGACGATTTAATGCACTACGCAAGGTCTCTCCTTGTACTTTAACAGACTGTAGTAATTCTAATTGCCTATCGTATGCTGTTTGACCGCTGTCGTTTTCGTGTGCAAGCATATCGATCTGACCTCCTAGATTAGGTGGGGGTTGTCTAAAAGCGTGATTCAATGATGCCATTTCAGCTAATACTGGGTCATCTTTAAATGGAGACATTGCTATCGGATTTATGAAACCAGTACCCATCCACTGCTCCGCTAAGTATTCTTCACCTAGTAAGTTACGCTTTTTATCTAAACCACTTCTTACACCGAGCTTACGAGCAAATGCATCACTAATGCTTCTCACTTCTCTTAAAGATTGCGTATCGTAGTCTGCCATTTGAGAAATGATATTAGGCACAAATGAAGAAAAGAAGTTCTGACCAAACTTAGCCATGTATCTATCAGGGTCACTAAGTGCGTCCGTGAAATTTTGTATACCAGCTAAGTAAGATTTATTGGTGGCGTTTCTTGTAATACTTAATGTAAGTGCCAAGAATGTACGCTCCACGCCTGATTCATCAAAAGCTTTCGGATCATTTAAACCTACTTCTACTAAATCAGCACCAACACCAAGCAGTGTAGCGAGTGGGTCTAATCTTTGGTAGCTATAGTAGGTATCACCTATCTTAATACTGTAGGGTCTCCAACCAGTAGCCATAAGAGCTTGTTTTTTCTTTTCATCTCCAGGACCACCGCCTGTTATACGATCTCTATTATTAAAAATAGTATCAACAAAAACACCAGCTACAGCAATCGATGTCATCATCTTACCCACAGCTTGCGATCTTCTTAAAGGATCACCGCTTGTTAAGTCAGCAAACAGTCGTTGCCTTTCTTCACGCAGCACTGCAATACCAGGTGTACGCTCAAATGCATATTTAAGAATATTGGTAGGAGTTCTAACAAACGGTAAGACGAGACGCAACATAGGTAGTTTATTAGTAGCGTCCTGTAATACCTTACCAAGCGTTTTGTCTTGTAGTTCTCTAGTAAATGTTAAGTACTGTGCTTCGTCTTGTGCGTATTGCATCAACGCTGATTTGTTCTTGTCGAAGTTTTCTTTTACATACTTCAATATAAACTTATCTCGCTCCACGCCTTCTAGGTTCTTGGCTACAGCAATATCAGTAGCCTCTCTAGCTAATCCCTCTTCGGATGCCATACGACCACCTTCAGTGATAACACCATCTAATGTTTTATTTACATACTCAGCTAACTGCTTAGGGTCTTTAATCCCTTGCTGTATACCGGACATTGTAGCTTTTAATCTAGCTGCTCTACGATAAGCTAACTGTTTAAAGAACTCGTCAGAAGTTAATAACAATCTGCTAGGTATTCTTATAAAGTTACCCATCGCATCGAAAGCCTTCTTACTAGTTAACCCTCTTTCAGTAACTATTCCTCCTAGCCTTCCTGAAGCCATCCTTTCTCCGGTTATAGCACCTTGAGGTCTGTCACTGAATGCACGAGCTTGTGGGTCTAGTAAGTTGTCGTTTTGTTTAAAAGCTTTCTTAGTAAACTTCCAAGCTTCACGGATCATTTGACCGTCAGCCCAAGAAGCTACAACAGCTTTAACAAGACCCATATTACCAGTAACAACACCACCAGCGATAGCTTCTAGTGTAGACATTAGCTGTGTAAGTCCGTTACCCATGATGTTAACCATCTGAGTTTTAGGTCCACTAAGAATAGCATTCATCCAGTACTCGGTAGGCATATCTAGGAAATGTTTGCCTTGTGCTTGTTTAGCTATCTTAAACATAGCAGCTATCATTGAGTCTGCATTATCTTTGTCGATAGTTTCTTCAATCAACTTAACAAGCTTATCAGGGTGCATACCACCGGAAGCGTTGATAAATTGATTACGCAAACCTTCGATCTCTATATCAGATTGACTAAGTCCTATCTTTCTGGCTCTAAAGTTTTCTCTTCTAGCTTGTAGTGTTATACCAGTTTCTCTACCAATCTGTCTGTATATATCAGCTACATTCAGTAACTGCTGAAAATTATTCTTTAACTTAGCTACAGCAGCAGAACCACCTCCAGCTTTTTTATATTCATCTACAGCTTCTGTTAAGTTTTCTATAACACCTTTAGCTTGATCTCTTAAACTTTGTTGTACAACTCTAGCTTCAGCTATTTTAGTAGCAGCGTCCTTACCTTGTTGTAACATTAATTGTTGTTCTATCTCTGTATCTAAATCAGTTATAGCACCTTCTACTGTTATCTTATCAGGATTTTCCTTGTAGTATTTTTCTAACAAATCCTTTAATACTACAACATCCTCACCTGTTTCTAATGCAAACTGTGGTAATCTGGGTGCACCTCCCTTTAATAACTCATCAGCGTAACCTCTAAATTTACTAGGAATTGCTTGCACAAACTCAGCCTCTTTACCTTTCTTAAACTCAGGCATATCCGCAAAAGCTTTACCAAACTCTAAAGGACGCTGACGCTGTATCTTTATATTCCGCTGTTTAAGGAAGTCATTAAATATCTTTTGTCTTTGATCGATGCCTAACTTAGCTTTCAAAGAAGCAAACATATCTTTAAACATTATCGCTACTTCTTGTGCTATTCTTTTAAGTGTACCTTGAGGAGCTAAATCTTTCTCATCTAACTTCTTCAAGAAAGCATCAGTCATCTCCTCTGCAAAGTATTCGTCTACATCTGCGTATCTGTAGTTATCGCTAGTAAACTCCCCTTTCTTGAATCCGTTCAGTTCTTTCGCTAACGCTATTCTTTCACTTGGAGTCTTAGCTTTATCTTTAGCTCTTTTACTTAAATCGTCTAAATAGTTCTGACGCTCTTTTTGAAATTGTTTAGTTAAAGAATCTACATCAGTTGAAGGGAGATAACGACTAAGGCTATGCCACAACTCGTGAACCATAGTTCTTTTAATCTCACCTTTATCTATAGTAGCTTGTCGTATTTGTAGTAGATTGTTACCAAAGTTATAACGCCCAGCTGATGGTATCTTATTTGTTATAGATAACGATACATCGCCAAACAGACGCTGTCCCATTACATCGATAAACTTCTCTACATCTGCTACATCTTCTGGATCAGCTCCCTTTATAGGAAACTTCTTCATTAACCTACTCTTTAAGTTACCAGCCCCTTTAGGAATAATATCCATCATGGCTTCTTCTTCGTAGGTCTTAAATGGTCTAGGGGTTCTTTCTACAGCTTCATCAAAGTCTTCGATAGTTTCTCCGAGATCGTCTAGTTTCTGTTGTAGTTCTCCTCTCTCCTTGAACTCTGGCATTTCTGCAAAAGGTCTATCTCTTCTTCCACCGAAATCTCTAGGGTCTTCTCCTAACGAAATCAATTCATTAGCTAAACGGTCTTCAGGAAAATTAACAGTTTTAGATATTTCCCTAAGAGAATACCCTTCTTGCCACATATCTATAGCAGCGTTCAGTGCGGTGTTTTCTTGTCTCTTAGAGAGTTCTTCAGCACTTAATCTAGTATCGAAACCTTTATCCTTACGACCTACCATTATATCCCTAACATCCTCTCCTAAAGATATTAGTTCTTGTTCTATAAATTCAGGTTCTAAGTTTACTGTTTTAGAAATTTCATCTGGAGAGTAGCCTTCGTCCCACATCTTTAAAGCTACATTCATTCCTATAGCTTCTTGTGTTTCTCTTGTTACCTCAAAACCTGTATCTTTTCTCCCTTCTAGGAAATCTTTAGGGTCTTCCCCTATATCTATTAAATAGTCCTGTATTCTCTTTTTATCAATCTTGAGAGTTCTTTCTATTTCATCTAAGCTGTAACCGCTGTCCCACATAAAAAGACTTTTATTTTTTAATACATCTTCTTCTGTTAACGGTTCCCTAACAAACTTCTTTCCTTCAGCAAAGCTAGGCATATCAGCAAACGCCTTACCACCTTCTAACGCTTCGTCTACAGCTTGTGCTTGCCCGACTGCATCTGCTCCACCATCCTTAGCTTTGCGTCCGTTCTTAATAGCTTTCAGAGATTTAATAAACACACCAGCTACAGCTTCAAGACCTAGACCTTCCAACACATTCTTCATGCGTCCCTCTAGCTCACCTTCGTCTCCGTCGTAAGCTAAGAACTCTGTTACTGGATTCTGCAACTCTGGTACTTGTTGGATGAGATTAGACAGTCTAGCTTCTTGTCCGTTAAAGAAAGTAAAGTCAGTAGCAGCACTTGCAACAACGCCTTTAGTAACAGTACCTGCTTTAGCTAATGTACCTACTCTACCTGCTAAACCAAACAGAGGTACAAATCCTGTAGCAAACTGAGATATACCTTCTACAGCTCCGCCAGCCATAGTTTTAGAAGTACCGAGGAAACGAGTGTCGTAGTCTGGTAGTACATCAAATGCTAAGTAATCTACTAGATTGTAAGCACCTTGTAGAGCACCCTCTACGCCACGAAACGGAGCAGCTAATACATCACCTGCGTAATCAAAGAAATCGTTTTCTTCCTCTTCTTGGTTGTTTACTTCTTCAATAGCCATAATTAATCGATGATTATAAAATCAGGTAATGGGTCAAATTGTCTACCAGAATGTTGTTCTATCAATGTCTTCAGTTCTAACTCCACATCTAATGGTCTATACATATCTGGAAATGGTACATAGTCTACTATAAACTGTTTCCTTCTTTTCTTCTGTAATCGTATAAACTCATACACATCTAAAGTTATACCTGCTGCTTCTTTAGCTCTTTTAGCTACTTCTAAACCTTCGGGTGTATCTGCGTTATCTAACTGTTCTTCCGAGAGTATAACAAACTTATCAGCATTAACATTACCTATTAATTCTTTAGGTTTAAAACCTACACCTGCATAAGTATAAGCTACTCCTTTATCATCAACATTTTCTAAGACATCTACCGTGAATACACCGTCCATACTAGAAGCATATTGTAAATGTAAATTAAGAGCTTTTTCAGGGCTGAATGAACCTATACCTAAATATCTACTTTTATCTAAAGCTAGTCGTGCTGTTTCGTTAGCAAGTTGTGGGGTATATTGTTCAATGTATTTTTTAGCTTTATTAGACTTTTCATCATTGGGATCGGCTGTGATAAAAGACTGCCACTCCGGTAACAACTTAATTAAATCATCAGGGTCTTCGTCTGGCTCAGGTAGTTTAGGCTCAGTTCTTTTTTCTCCTAACGGTACACCTTGTCTTTGATCCTTTTCTTTATCTAAAGCACTATCATAAGCAGTACGCAACGCAGCTTGTATCTTAGGCATTTCATCTTGTAACAAGTCTCTAGCGTAGATAGTAACCTCAGATGCTGCCTTGTCTGTAGGTAATGCCAACACCTCATCTAATTTCTTATCAATCAGAGGTTTTAACCTGTCTAAATTATCGTATATTATCTGCCTAAATTCAGGTCTTTGTTTGTATACATCTGGTATGTCAATATTAGCTAGTATACTATTTAGTTGTTGTTCGATTCCTTGAGCTGTAGCAATAGGTGCTTCTCTTAATACTAAGTTCTTAGTGTGGGTCTCTGCATCCCTAAACGAACCTTGTGTCGTAGTTGTTATAGAATCTATTAACTTACCCTTATCCTCATCACTCAAGTCGGGATTATCTATAACTTGTTGTTTAAAGTATCGATCTAGTTCTAACTTATCTGTGAATGTTTGACCATCGTATGTTAAGCTCTCGCCTTCCTTTAACATATTTAATTTAGCAAGTTGTACTTTATAAGAACCTGCCATATTACCAACAAACTCTACATTAGCTTTATCTCTTCTTTCTTCCTCTGCTTCAGCTGCGTTGTCGATAATAAATTCTAATTCATCAAACTCCATGCTAGTCATCTTAGCATTACCAAACTTCAAGTTACTCTTAGCCCACAACAACAAACCATCAGCTTGATCGCCCATACCGTTTGTAGCCATGTTCTTCAGCACTTTCTCTAACTGTGCTCGTTGCTCTTTAGCTGTGTACGCACCAGTCTCTGCCCACTGTTGTTGTATAAAATCTCCAAGAGTAACAACAGAACCGTCGGGTAATGTCTCAACAGCAAAGCTAAAGTCTCCTGCTCGTAATTGTGTTTGTATCTCAGGCTTCTCTATTAAAGTCTCAATCTTATCGTATATACTAGCACCCGTTGCAAACAGGGTTTCACTTTTAGCTATAGCTGCTTCTCGTGCTTCAGCCCCACTAATTAAACCTTCTATCTGTGCAGTTGTTACTTCATTTAAACCTTCCTGAGTAAACATGGAAGATTGTAGGGCTGGTGTGTTATCTATGTACTCTTGTCTTACTAAGTTCGCCCTCTCTGTTAAATCTTGAGGATCACCTGCTTTAGGGTTTATCAACCTTTGTTGTATTTCACTTATTAAGTCTCTACCCGCCAACTTACCTACCGCTCGTAACTTCCTCTTCTGATTCAACGGAGAAGTCAACCAACCCATAGTACCTCGTCGTACTTGTTTGTCTAACTCTCCCTCTGTCTGCTTGAGCATGGCTTGTACTTCTTCCGGACTCTTCCGTGCCAGCTCCTCTTCAAACATCTCTGCTTCTTGTTCTGCTACTCCGATGTACTGCTGAAGGGTAGGATTAACCTGTGACAAAGCATCCGCTAAATCCATCAACTTGTTACGACCAGCTCGTTGCACCTGAATGCCGTACTGACCTGCTCGTTGAATGGTAGGCTGAATACCAGGAGCAACATCCCCTAGTCCTTGTACTTGTACTCGTTCCTTAGCCATTATAGTATCTTGTACCCGCCTCCGATTTTAACATTAGACCTGCCGATTGCTCTTGGAGCAGTGTAAGAATCTAAAGCACGAGAGCCACCGCCCATCATACTTTGCATTTTTAAGCCAGTTGAATAACCGCTAAGACCACTACTCACTGCACCTATCACAGCACCTAGAGGACTTGGTCTATCTACTGGTTGGTTAATCTGCATCAATCTTTGTTGAGAAGCTAAACCTACATCCTCTAAAGCCATAGCTGTTGAAATTTTACCTAGTGCTTGTTGCCTTAATATTGAAGCTCTGTAAGCACCCTCTTGTCTCATATAGTCATCCATCAACGCTTGAACAGATGCACCTGCTACACCAGCTTCTCCAGCTGATACAACAGCCCTTGATAACGCAGCTTGAGACTTACGGTGTACTTGTTCTAACTCTCTACCTACAGCTTCTTGTTCCTGTGCTTGACGCATCCTAACAGATGTACGCTCTGCTGCAGCCCTACCTAACTCAGCTGCCGTAGCCATAGCTTGAAATTGTGCTTGTTGTTTAGCTTGTCGTCTAGCACCCATATACTGCAAACCAGTCTGTGCGACACCGAGTCCACCTAATATAGCAGGTAATGCTGGAGCTATAGCTGGAAAACACATAACAATTACTTCCTCTCTAATATAAATGACAGATAGTTCTCGTACTGACAATCGTTAAACTCAGCACCTAACCACTCCAACCATCTAATACTCAGCTTGTTACTACGCATGACAAAGTTAGTGAGGTAATCAAAGCCATCTAACAACTCCTCCACCTTCTCAGCTGAGTGTTTCAAAAAGAACTTCTTGATGTTTGGTAATCTTCTAGTACCTAATAACCAAGCACTTCCGATATTCGTACCGTTGATAGGAGCTACTCCAAAGGAGCAGTACAGATTGTTGTATTCATCCTTTACACTGTAGCACTTGCTCGATGTAACATACGACATATACACAGCATCTCTAGGGTGACACATAAGACCGAGAATCTCTAACATATCTTCCTCCCGCAAATCGTCGTACAGATCGACTGGGTCCATATCTTTATGTGCTTCATCTATCCTAAGCTCCATAGCGTCTACTTCTCGGTATCATCATCGATTCAAATTCTGCTGCTAACAACTTAACTGGCAAGGCAGAACTGCTCTTTACTTCAATCGTTGCTTCGTTAGGTTGTGCTTGGACAGGGAATCTAAAGTGTCCGCTTTGTGGTACAAAAGTATTAAGTGTTAAGTTAGCACCAACAATGTCAGGATTAAATGCGTAGGAGTAAGTGTCTCTGTACTTAGGAGTTACTTCAACAGTGAAGTGTCCGGTCTCTGCGTAGTCTATACTACCGTTACGGATCGTTTGAAAAGCGTAATCAGATGCACTACGACCACCTCGTTCTGTTGGTTGTTTAAGTGTTTGGTCAGAGAACCTGTACAACATATTGTACGGGATACCAGCAAAGAAGTCAGTAACAGATAGATCACCACTAACCGTACCCTCTGTTGCAGAAGTCCTAGTAAAAGCGTACTTATGTCCCGTCTTGCTGTATACCTCAACATCTACTGGATCATAAGGAAACCCGCTAATCGTTGTTGTTCCGTTACTTACGTTAATACTTAAATTACTTTTTTCTATCCTGCTATCCAACAACAACGTATATCCGTTATCGTCTTGCAGGTCATTCTCCATAGGTAACACTTCTAAGTAGGTAGATGTAGTATCGTTAGTTACCAAGTGTAAATTAGACTCGATAAAGTCCAATCCGATAACATCTCTACTAAGTGTGAACTTCTGCCAGGCTGATTGTATCTTCTCTTTGCCTTGCCAGAAATACTTGTACACAAATATCTCTTTTCTGTTCTGATTGTTAACCAGTGCTATAGCATTCTCAACAGAAGTACCTGCCATAGCAATAACATCTGATTGTATGTAAGTAGGTACTTGAGCTGTTACTTCTGCTGCATCAAAGATATTAGTGTCGTTGTCTACATAGTACTCGGTAACTCCTGCAAATCCGTTCCGTTTAAACGGGAAGTATACATAGTTGTTCAGTACGATTGGACGAATCTCTGGTGTTGAATTGTATTCAGTAGCTGGTGTTATGCTTACTGTCTTAGGTGTTAACAAATCAGTTCCTCTCAGTACAAACTGTGTATTCTCTGAGAACAACAATAACTTCTCCTGGAATGGCACAGCGTGTTTAAGAACTGATACTCTTGTGTGACTGACTCCTACATCTATACGAGCACTGTCTAACAGCTGTAGTACAGTAGCTCTCCAAAAGTTAAAGAACTCATCTGCCTCACTGAACACAACACTATCGTTAGTCAGTATACCTAGACGATTCTTAAAGAAGAACATATCATTTATCTTACTACCTACAAATGTAGGAGCTGGATTTGTTTCGTCGTCTCCTACTAACCTATCTGTCCAATCAGCAACATCTAATGTCCAGTTGGTAAATGTAGCATTCGGTACTAGCTGTAGGGGCATAGTGTTAGCGTCGATCTCAGTCTTTACACCGTATCCTATATCCTCTACCCAAGTACCTTCTCCGAAGTCATTACCGTCTTTTGTTTGGAAGATAACATAGTAATCATCTTGGACCAGCTCTGTATCTCCTTTTACTTTTACTCGGAAGTTATTAAATGCTTTAGCTGGTAGATCAGTAATATTAGATACTTCTTTATATACTAATCCTAATCCTTGATCTGCTATTCCATCATTGGTGTGTATCCTAAAGTCTTCAGTAGCTGTAAGTTTTATAATAGCATCTTGTCTTTCTACTGTACCGTTGAATGCAGGGACTGTTCCTAACACAGCAGTAGCAGCAGCTGTATTACCACCTGTCGGTGGGCTAGCTATACTAATACCAGGAGCAGATGAATAGTTACTACCACCGTTAGTTATGACAATCCCTGTAATAAAGCCTCCTACACTAACAGCAGCAATACCAGTAGCACCAGAACCTCCCCCACCACTAATAGTAACAGCAGGAGGATTAGCAGGATCGTAGTTAGCACCAGCGTGTGTGATAGTAGCAGAAGCTACAAAGTCAGCAGCACCTCCGTTGTTTAATATGTTGTATAGTTGTGTAGCTATAGTAATAGTATCAGCATCGCTACCGCCATTTGCTACTCCGTCTCCACTAATAATATCAAAACTATCCGATACATCATCGCTTGTATCAAACTCACCATCTGGTCCTGCAAAGATAGTGTGTACGGCATATTGCTTATCGTAGTCTCCCAGCTTAACAAATACTAAAGCTTCGTAGGGAAGTGTGGAACTAACCGAAGCACCTAATGATACCGTCCGTTCTTTGTTAGCTATGAATGTATAGTCTGCAACTGTCAGAGCTTTAACATCAGCACGAGCATTAGATATACCATTGAGATAAGTCTGAGCATTAGCTGATATACTAACTGTCTTCTCCGATCCGTCACTCAGATCAAATAAAGATAGATCATTGTTATCTATAACAGCAGCAAATTGATTATCGTCGTCTCTATCTATAAAGTGTACAAACGCATCGTTGCTTACTTTACTTGTGAACAGCTTGCTTGTGTGTCTAGTATTAGGTCGTTTTACCAACCCCTCAACAACAGTAGCCCAAGCATTGATTTGTTCGTCACACTGTCCAGGATACCGTAGGTTATCAGGTTGCTGCGATACGCCCTGTGCGAGGTTAGGTACACTGTTTACTAACAGAGGCATGTGTCGCTTTATCTATCTAAAACTCTAAGTACGCTGTAGTGATCAAAGATGGTTCTGTCTGCATTCTCAGAGTCACTGTCAATAGCACGGGCTTTAGCTTCTATCTCGTCTCTCAAAGCAAATCCTTCGATCTCCCTACTGCCTAAGAATCTGTTAGCAAAGATACGAGCTGCTTTAACTGTGATGTAGTGTCTGAATTGCTCAGGCATATCTGTGAATGCTAACTCAAAAGTAATGGAGGCTTTAACCTCCTTGGTCCATACATCCGTGTGTTTCTTCCTATCGTATAAGATAAGTCCACGCTGTACTGGATCACTGTCTGTATAAATTAATGGGTCTAAGTCTACTCTAAGTGTGTTACTTGGTAGGTTAATCTTAGATGTGGAAGCGTCAGGAGTAAGTACATATTCATGTTCTGTATTGAAGTGCCAACCCTCTGACTGTACGGCTTTACTGGTTTCGTCCAGCACTGCTTCCGCTTGTACGACTGATACGGGAACTGCTGTCCCTCCTAATGTATTTACTGGTGCTTCTCCTATAACGGAGATCATCGTGTTTACTGCATTTAGTTTAGTCGTAAGTGCCATAGCTTTGTATATAAGTAATCCCGATGGAGGGAGCGGAACGAATCACAGACCTCCCAACACCGAGAGAAA